GTGGAGCACGCGCGCCCGCGAATTGGAATTTCCAACAGGGGGAGGATCTTGGTTAGGTTGAGACTTGAGTACATGGCATTGACAGAACTCTTAGACAGACACCAGGGTGCCCACGCTAAGAAGCATGATATCGGGACCCTCTTGGAATCGTTCTCTCGCTTCGGGTTCGTTGCCCCGGTGATACTGGACGAGGCTACTGGCACGGTAGTGGCCGGCCACGGCAGACTGGAGGCCCTGGTTCAGGCCCGGGACGGCGGGGAGATCCCGCCAGAACGGATCCGCGTACGGGATGGCGACTGGCTGGTGCCGGTGGTCCGTGGCAAAGGGGTTCGAAAAAGGCGAGGCGGCCGCCTATGCCATCGCGGACAATCAGTTGACTGTCGCTGGCGGACATGCCGTGAGAGAGATGTGGGATCTGCAAAGCCTTGCCGTGACGCTCCAGGAGCTCCAGGTGGGAGAGGGTCTTGATGGCACCGGGTTCGATGGCTCGTCGCTCGAGAAGTTGTTGGATGAACTGCGACAGAAGGAACCAGTCAAAGACGAAACCTTTGATGTGGCTGCCGCGTTGGAGGCTGGAGTAGAGTCCCGGATCAAACGGGGGGAACTGTGGTGTCTCGGCAAGCACCGCCTCATGTGCGGAGACAGCACCTCGGCCACCGATATGGCTCGTCTGATGGGCGATAGCCGGGTACCTCTGGTGATCACCGATCCCCCCTATGGGATCAACCTTGTGCCGACGAATCGTAAGCACCGGCCCATTGCCAACGATGATCTTGAGGGTGCCGAGCTGCAATCGTTTCTGGCGAAGGCCTTCATGCGTGCCGTAGCGCACTGTACCGAGGATTGCTCCTGGTATGTATGGCATGGCTCGACGACTCAGCGTGCGTTTGTCAGGGCGCTGGAGCGCGCTGGCGTCGAGGTGCATCAGGAGATCGTCTGGGTAAAAGAGCGCTTCCAACTGGGGCGAGCCGACTATCATTGGCAGCACGAACCGTGTCTCTACGGGTGGGGGAAGAAGCATCGCTTCCGCGGAGGGCGGACTCAGTCGACGATATGGGAGGTGACCCGGGCCCGCAACCAGGACCATCCCACCACGAAACCGGTCGAGCTATACACGCGGGCCATGGGCAACCATCTTGACCTCGGGGAGCCCTGTCTGGACATGTTCCTGGGTTCCGGCACGGCTCTGATAGCGGCCGAGCGGGAAGGTTGCCGGTGCTTCGGGATGGAGATAGATCCGCTCTACTGTGAGGTGGCCATGCAGAGGTGGGAGGCTTACACCGGGCAGGAGGCGGTCAGAGTCGATGTTGGCTAGCGCTGTGGTCGTGCGGGCACATGTCTCCACGCGGTAGGCGCCCGACGCCGACGGCCCAGAAGCGCCTGGCAGGCAACCCTGGCAAGCGCCGGCTTAATCCCAGCGAGCCCAAGCCAAGGACGGTGTTTCCCCGGCTGCCCCGGACTCTGCTGGATCCCCGGGCAAAGCGCGAATGGTACCGCATCAAGGAGGAGGCCCGCCGCCTGGGTTTGGTGACGCCTCTGGATGCCGGAATCTTGGCTGGCTACTGCGAGCTTTGGTCGCGGTGGTCCCTCGCGCAGGAATCCCTCCACAAGACCGCGCTCCTGGTCAAGAATGTCCGTGGGGAGATCGTGCCGAACCCTCTGGTGGGTATTGAGGTTCGCCTGTTGAGAGAGATGCGTGCTTACATGGTCGAGTTGGGCCTTACCCCATCCGCCAGGAGCCGGGTCCAGATGGTGCCTGCGGATGAGGAGGAAGACCCGTTCGGCAAGTACTTGGAGGAATCCAAATTGCTCGATCGGTTGGAAGAGGATGGCTAGACATCCTGTGGCCGAGTATATCCACGGCGTGGCGGACGGCCAGGTGGTTGCCGGCGAGCTCGTCAAGGCGGCAGTCCGGAGACACCAGCAGGACCTCGAGACGGGGGGCCAGCGGGGCCTTCGGTTCGACCGAAAGGCAGCGGAGCATGCGAGTTCGTTCTTTGGCTTCCTCCGGCACTCAAAGGGAGAGTGGGCCGGTAGGCCTTTCGTCCTAGAGCCTTGGCAGCAGTTCATGGTATGGTCTATATTCGGGTGGAAGCGGCCGGATGGCTTCCGGCGCTTTCGCACGGCCTATATCGAGTGTGCGAGGAAAAACGGGAAAAGCACTTTCGTAGCAGGTGTGGGCCTCTATATGCTGGTAGCGGATGGTGAACCTGGGGCGGAGTGCTACTCAGCGGCTACCAAGAGGGATCAGGCTAAGTTGTCGTGGAGCGAGGCAGTGCGTATGAGGACGGCTTCGCCGGCGCTGAGTCGAATGGTCCAGTACTGGAGGGGTTCCGATAACCTCAGCATAGGGGCAACCGCCTCTAAGTTCCAACCGCTCGGAGCCGATGCAGACACGATGGACGGGCTAAATATCCACCTTGGGATAATCGACGAGCTCCATGCCCATAAAACCCGGGCCGTCGTGGATGTCCTTGAGACGGCCACGGCCGCTAGGCGCCAACCGCTGATTCTAGAGATCACCACCGCTGGCAGCGACCAGCAATCTATCTGTTATGAGCACCATCAGTATTCCCGCCAGGTCCTGGAGAATACGATCCAGGATGATACCTGGTTTGCTTATATTGCCACGATCGATGAGGGAGACGATTGGACAGATCCCGCGTGTTGGGCCAAGGCCAATCCTAATCTTGGAGTGTCGGTGAAACTGGACGACCTGGTGCGGAAGCGGGACAAGGCTTTGCACCTGCCCATGGCACAGAATGCCTTCCGCCGGCTGCATTTATCAGTATGGACGCAGCAGACCGATCGCTGGATCGACTTGACGCTGTGGGATGAAAACGGCGGCGAGGTTAAGGAGCGAAAACTGAAGGGGCGGCTCTGCTACGGCGGACTGGACCTGTCGTCGGTGTCGGATATCACGGCTTGGCTCCTGGTCTTTCCGGAAGATAAGGATCCCGACCAGATAGCGGTTGTGGCGCGCTTCTGGTGTCCTGAATCCCGCCTACAGGATGAGTCCAATCAGTATGCCGACCAGTACCGGGCCTGGGCGGAGGCCGGCTTCCTCACCGTGACCCCAGGGGATGCGGTTGACTACGCGAGGGTCCGTAAGGCGGTCCTGAAGGACGCCGAGACCTTTCATGTCGATTCCCTGAATGTCGACCGGCTCTTCCAGGGCTATCAGTTGAGTCAGGAACTAGCGGATGAGGGAATGACCGTATTCGGTATGGGCCAGGGATTCTTGTCGATGGCGGTACCGATGAAGGAATTTGAGAGGCGACTCCTGGAGAGGAAGATCAACCATGGGGGCAACCCGGTGCTCCGGTGGATGGCGGACGCAATGGCAGTGCAGCAGGACGCTGCGGGGAATCTGAAGCCCGACAAGGCTAACTCTCAGGGACGCATCGATGGCATCGTGGCCTTGGTGATGGCGCTGGACCGGGCGGGCCGGCACGAGCCGCCGCCCAAATCAGTCTATGAGGAAAGGGGGATCCGTGCTGTTTGATTATGGAGGGTTGTATTTGTTAAGAAAGCGTGGTATAGTGGCTCTCAAGAGTGGAACGAGTCTGCGCGGAGTGCTCTGGGCCCAGCGCGGTCGTTATTTGCTGATGCGTAACGCCGAATTGTTGAAAGCGGCGAATGAGATAATGCCATTGGACGGCGAAATAGTCGTCGACAAGAGCAATATCGCGTTCGTTCAGCTCCTGGAGGGCTGATGTTGACATGAGAGCGGGGCAGAGGCACTCCGAGAAGAGTAAGGCCAAAATGTCCGCCGCTAAGATAGGTAACAAGAACTCTCTAGGACACAAACACCCCGAGGAATCTAGGGCCAAAATGTCCGCGGCAAGTGTGGGTAACAAGGGCTTTCTAGGACATAGACACACCGAGGACACGAAGGTCAAGGTGTCGGCATCTAGGATGGGACAGGGGCTCACCGAGGAAACGAAGGCCAAGATAGCTGCGGCAAAAGTTGATTGGTGGGGTAGATTTACATTGGGGGAGCGTAGAGAACGCACGGCTCCTGCTATGGAGGCGTCCCAACGCGCAAATCCATCCTCCTTAGAGAAGGTGGTTTGCCAGGTGCTTGACGCACTAGGTATCGTTTACGAGACACAACTACATATGGGAAACTACTATGTAGACATGTTTATCCGCAGCAAAGACCTAATACTGGAGTGCGATGGTAACTACTGGCATTCCCGGCCTGGCAGGGCAGAGAATGACCGACAGCGAGATCTCTATTTGTCCGGACTTGGCTACAGGGTTATTCATCTGCCCGAACAGGCACTCCTCCAGGATCCCCGGTTAGCGGTATTGCGGAGTATAGGGCCATGATACTCCAGAGTGTCGGCGTTCTGGCGGCCACACAACCTCAGTGGACGAGTGCCGCTGGCTACGGCGGACTCCGAATGTACGACCGTTTCACTTATGACTATGCGACGCTGTATCGGACGCAACCCAATATCCGGACCTGCGTCGATTTCCTCGCCAGGAATGTGGCCCAGTTGGGCCTCCATGTCTTCCGCCGGGTTAATGAGACTGACCGCCAGCGACTGAGGGACCATCCACTGGCTTTGCTTTTGGCCAGGCCGTTGCCGCCTGAGTACAAGGTCACCACCTACCGCTTGATCGAGAACCTCATGGGGGATCTCGGTGTCTACCACAATGCATTCCTCCTCAAGGTTCGGACGGATCAGGGCGTTGTGGGCCTCCTCCGGGTCCCGGTGCCCCTGGTCATCATCAAGGGTACCCTTGTGCCAATCTCATATGTCATCGCCATAGGGGGCCGCCAGACGGAAGTGGCATCCGCGGAGGTCATCCATTTCCGGGGCTACAATGCGGGCGATCCTGTGGTGGGCCTCTCACCACTTGAGACCCTTCGGCGGGTCCTGGCCGAGGAGCATGCATCGGGCAAGTACCGTGAGGGATTCTGGCAGAACGCGGCACGGATGAGTGGGGTCATAGAACGGCCGGCCGAGGCTGCTGAATGGTCGGATCCTGCGTTCGAGCGCTTCCGAGCCTCCTGGAAGCAACTCTATGCTGGCGATTCGGCCTCGGGCGAGACGGCCGTCCTCGAGGACGGTATGACCTTCCGCCAGATCTCTTTCTCTGCCCAGGAATCAGAGTATCTGCTGGGGCGCAAGCTCACCCGGGAAGAATGTGCTAGGGCTTTCCACATTCCCCTGCCAATGGTGGGGATCCTCGATAATGCCACTTTTAGTAACATAAGGGAACAACATCAGAATCTCTATCAGGACTGTCTGGGGCCCACGCTTGCCATGCTGGAGCAGGAAATCAACCTCCAGCTCCTGCCGGACTTTGCCGACTCCGAAGGCGTCTATGTGGAGTTCAATCTGTTCGAAAAGCTCCAGGGTTCCTTCGAGGATCAGGCGAAGGTTTTGCAGAGTGCGATCGGGCGGCCGTGGATGACCGCCGATGAGGGTAGAGCCCGGATGAACATGCCCAGCATGGGAGGGAACGCCGAAGAGCTCGCACTGCCGCTCAATATCATGGTGGGTGCCGCTGCGGAGACTCAGCCTCCCCCGGGCATAGCGGGTGCGGAGATCCCCAAGGGCAAAAAGGCCGCGGTGGTAGATGCCACCCATGTCAGGCTTTGGAATCGCCACCGGGAGCAGTGGACGGGCGTGATCCAGAGGCACTTCCGCCGACAGGAGGCAGCCATACTTTCGCGTATGCCGGCTAAGGCTGCAAAACAGTCTATCGCCGAGGTCTGGGTGGACGGCGCCCGATGGAATCGGGAGCTCCAGGCGGACCTGCTGAGGCTCAACACTATGACTGCCGAGGAGTGGGCCGCCAGGGTCAGTGAGGAGCTGGATGGCTTTGACTTTGACTCCGAGCGGATGCAACCTTACCTCGACGAGCGGTCCCGCATCGCCGCCGAGGAGACTAACGGCGCCACCAGGGATCAACTCGTGTCGGCCCTGGCAGATCCGGACGATCCGCACGAGGCGGTTCGAAATGTCTTTGCCCTGGCTATCACAGTCAGGGCCGCGGTGATGGGCCGCAGCGGCGTCACCGGAGCCGCCAACTTTGGGTCCCGTGAGGCTGCCCAGCAAGGGGGCCTCAAGACCAAGACCTGGCATGTCAATAGTGGCAATCCGCGCTCCATGCATGCCATATTGGATGGGGTCACCGTGGGCATTCGGGAGGAGTTCCCCAACGGCATGCTTTGGCCCGGGGATCCCGGGGGCGGTGCGGACAACAATGCGAATTGCCAGTGCTCGCTATCGTTTGGGACGTAGCCGGAGGGCATAGGTGGAGGAGGATAGGCAGTTCTGGGAGGGAGTCTATCGGTGCCTCCTGTCCATCGCTTCGCTCGTCCTACGCTATAAGTTAGGGGGGCTAAAGCCGAAAGCGAAAGCATAGCCTAACCGAATATCTGGGCCAACAGGCCGAGAGGCCGATACGCCCATTTGGAGGGAACTAGCAACACCTCCGGATGGGCGTCATTTTTTTGGAGGGGGTGTGGAATGGGGCAGAAGGTATTTCGGGCGCCGCTGACCTTCAAGGCGGACAAGGAGGGCGAGTTCCAAGCGGTCTTTGCCACTCTGGGCGTAATCGACCTGGACAAGGATGTGACGGTGGCCGGTGCGTTTGGGCAGGATGAGGAAGTCCGTGTCGAGCCTTGGAATCACAACTACTCCCAGCTCCCCGTCGGCAAAGGGCAGATCCATGAGAAGGATGATAAGGCAATATGCGAAGGAGCTTTCTTTCTGGATACCCAGGGCGGCCAGGAACACTACCGGGTAGTGAAGGCCATGGGGAAACTTCAGGAGTGGAGCTATACCTTCGATATCCTCGATCAGTCCTTTGGGAAGTTCGACGGGCAGGATGTGCGGTTCCTCCGAAAGTTGAAGGTGCACGGCGTGGCCCCAGTCTATCTGGGGGCCGGCATCGACACCGGTACGCTGAGCATCAAGGCGGAGAACAAGGGTGCCATCGGTAGGCATACCACCCCCGTCACTGACGTGGCCTGGGATGGTGGAGCCAATGTCGGAAGGGCCAGGTCTGGTGAAGACGCGGCTTACTACGGCAAGATCTATGCCTGGCGGGACCCCGAGGGTGATGTGGCCGTTAAGAGCACCTACAAGTTTCCCCACCACATGGTTGGGGCGGATGGTACCCCTAGTGCAGCCAACACCAAAGCCTGCTCTGCAGCGATTGCCGCGCTCAACGGCGGCCGAGGGGGCGCCAGCATCCCCGACGCCGATCGGCAGGGGGTCTGGAACCATGTGGCCGGCCATATGCGGGATGCGGAGCTGGAGCCCCCCGAGCTGAAAGCTCTTGATGAGCCGGAGAGCAAGGTCGGTGCCCGGCATACGGCCAAGGAAGTCGAGGCTATCCAGGAGATACATGATCGAGCTGTGGTACTAGGTGCTAAGTGTGCCCACGATGAAGAGCCAGCCCAAGACGATGCCGCGGATGACGGTAAGTCCAGGGGAGCAGGCCCGAGCGTCCAGGGTGCACTCGTCGATTTGGATCTGCTAGAACCCTAACAGGAGGGACTCAAGTGAATCTGAAGGAACAGTTGCGCAAGGCCCTGCAGGACGCTAGGGCTATCTGCGAGGGCGCGGAAAAGGAGGGCAGAGACTTCACTGCCGAGGAGCGCACGCAGGTGCAGACTCTCCTCGAGCAGGCCAAGGGCTTCAAGGAACAACTGAAAGCTGCCGAGGGTGATGTGGCGCTTCGAAAGGCCTTGGCAGATCTGGGCGTGGGCCTGGACAGTGGCGATAAGCGTGCGGCCGCTGGGGTTCCCGGGGACACGGCTAAGGGAACCATTGGCGAGCAGTTCGTGGGCAATCCCGCATTCCAGGCATGGCTCAAGGCCATGGCGCCCGGGGGGCAGTTCCCTGAGGGCGTGAGGGGCTTCAACTCCCCGCCCATCGAGTTCAAGGCCCTTCTCGCCATGCGGGGCCGAAAGGACGTGGTGACCGGGGCCAGTGCGACCAGTGCTGGGGCCTTCATCGTGCCCGACTTTACCAACATCTACGAGGCGCTCGGCCGGCGAGAGCTCGTGCTGCGCGACCTGATCGATGTTCGTACCACGCAGTCCGACACCGTGGAGTTCGTGCGGCAGGTCCACCAGGTGACCCAGGCTGCGCCGGTGGCCGAGTCGAATGTAACCACTCCTACCGGTGCCACCGGAGAGGTCACGGGCGAGAAGCCGGAGGCCGCGCTGGAGTTCGAGCGGGTGCAGGCAGTCGTGAAGACGATAGCCGCCTGGATCCCGGCCACCAAGAGGGCGCTATCGGATGCATCGCAGTTACGGGGCATTATCGACCAGGAACTTCAGGAAGATCTGGCCGACGAATTTGAAGACCAGCTCATCAATGGCAACGGCATCGGAGAGAACCTCACCGGCCTCCTCAACACGGCCAATGTGCTCATCCAGCCGTGGGACACCGATATCTTCCGAACCACCCGGAAGGCGCGCA